AAAAAAGGTAAAAGGAAAAAAAGATAATGGCAAAAAAAACTAGAGAACAAGTTACTAAAGAAATTTTAGATGTTGACTTTGAAAATATTGGAACAGCTAAAGACTTTGATGATGACGGCTACGAAGAAGGTAAATCTAAAGAAAGAGAAATGACTGCTAATGCTTCTGTCTCTGATTCTTATAAAGGTGGATTACTTTATAAAGGTAAATCTAAAAATTATACATCAGCAGCTGATCTAATTAAAAAAAAGGAAGCTAAAATAATAAAGCTTAATCCTAATAAGAAGAAAAAAGATTAGTGGCCAAACAAAAGTTTGTACATTTTGTACCGAGACCAAAGCCAAAGAAAAGGCCAGGTAAACATAAGAAGTCACAAAATAAAAATGAAAAAAGACAAAAGAAACAAATGCGATATAAAGGTCAAGGAAGATGAATTTTAAATGGGATTTAAAAAAAGTAAAAGACGAACAAAGAAAAAAAGAATCAGCTAGAGCTCAGCTAAGAGAAAGAAGCAAGCAATCTATTTCAAGACCTAAAGCTTCTAAAAATATTTTATCAAACGATCCAAGGTTACAAAAAATATGATTAAAGAATTTGTTTGTCCGAATGGTAGAATGTCTGTTAATGGAGTTTGTCCAATATTTGAAGGTGACGATGGACAAGTAAAAGATTTTAATACTACTAATAAAAAAGATATTTTAGAATTTGATTTTATGAAACCTACAGAAAGTGCTTTTGAATCTGCTGGTAATATTATTAGTAATAATTTAAAAGCTTATGATTCTTTTGTAGAAAATAAATTAGGAATACCTGCTAATGTTCAAAATGTATTTAGAATAGGAGCAACTATTGCGACAGGTTCATTAATGCCTTTTGCAATTCCTTTCTTAGGAGGTATGGCTCTTAACAATTCAGGAAATAACAGAATTGAAAATATAACTAATCAAGACACTCAAGGAACTATTAATACTGTAGTAAGTCCTAGCACTATGAATATACAACCAACAGCACAAGATATTGCTAGAGGTGGAGGAAGTTTTAACCAACCAGATGGAAGCGGTGGATATACTGGAGGATTTGATTCTTCAACAGGTAACTACAGCGACCCTTACTCGGATGATACAGAATAATGGCAAGAACAAGAATAAGACCTAGAAAAAGAACAGGAGATATTCCTAGAAGAAAAAAATATTATCGACCTACTAAAAAAGGTGCGGGTATGACTAGAGCAGGAATTAAAGCTTATAGACGAGCTAATCCTGGTTCTAAATTATCTATGGCTGTAACTGGTAAAGTAAAACCTGGAAGTAAAGCAGCCAAAAGAAGAAAGTCTTATTGCGCTAGAAGTTTAGGACAATTAAAAAGAAGCTCTGCTAAAACTAGAAATGATCCTAACTCTAGAATAAGACAAGCTAGAAGAAGATGGAAATGTTAGATAAATTTATATACAATTTTTTTGGTCTGCTTGATACTATTTTCAATGCAATAGGTAAATTATTTAAACCTAAAAGACAAAAAAGAAATGTCAAATAAACCTTTAAACATCGGAGAAGAAGTTGCTGTGCAAATGCCTATGAAAACAGTAGTTAGTTTGATTACTGTAGTTGCAATAGGTGTGTGGGCATATTTCGGAGTTATAGAAAGATTAAATAATTTAGAAACTAAAAATCAGTTATTTGAACAAGATTTACTAGAAGCAAGCACTCAGAAACCTATAGACCAAGAACAATTTATGCTTATTGAAGATTTGTATAAAACAACTGAAAAGTTAGAAACTACTCAAGAACAAAATATGACTAATAAAGTAAATATAGAGTTTTTAAGAGAACAATTAGATAAAGCTTTAAGAGATATTGAAAAATTAAAAGATAAACAAAGGGATTTTGCAAATGGAAACGGTACTCACTAGTGTAATTGCTTTGTGTATGTTTGTGGCTGGAGAATTACAAGAACATAGAATACAAGATAAAATGTCAGATTGCTTAAAAGGTAAAAGGGAAGCTGAGAGAAGTGCAAATAGTAATATTGAATATAAATGTGGCAAAGTAAAAGCTGAATTAGAAGAAAATATTGATGGATCTAAATCAATAAAAAAAATAGTAGAATAATTAATAATTTTGTTTTATATCTATATTAGGAAAGTATGGTATGAACCAGGAGGTCTTATGAACAAATGAAAAAAGGATTATATGCAAATATTAATGCTAGACGTAAAGCAGGCAAAAGTAGAAGTAAATCAAAATCAACAATTTCTAAAAAAGCTTATAAGAATATGAGAAAAGGTTTTCCTAAGTGATAGCAAGACCTTCTTTTAAAAATACAATGACGAAACCAAATAAGAAAAAAGTTAAAAAACAATACTTAGCAGGAACATCAGGTGCGTTAAGATCAAAAAGAAAAGCAGCATTAAAAAAATTAAATAAAAATAATAAAGGTTCAGGAGTTTTACCAGGAGATAAAAAAGGTGGAAAATTTGTAGGATCCAAAAAGAAAAGTAAACATAATAAAAAATTTAAGGAAATGTACGGATGAGCTCAACTGCTACTGCAATTAAAAATAAAGCTAAAAAATCTGGAGTGTCAACTTCTAAAATAAGACAAATTTATAATAGAGGTTTAGCAGCGTACAGAACAAGTGGTCATAGAAAAGGTGTTAGTCCGCAAGCTTGGGCTATGGCAAGAGTTAATTCTGCTTTAACAGGCGGTAAAGCAGCAAAAGTTGATAAAGATATTTTAAAAGGTAAAAAAGATAAAAACAGAAGAGCAGACGGACGTAAAAAGAAACCAAAAAAGAAAACAGCATAATGGCATTAGAAGTAGAACTAGATAAAAAGAAACTTGAATATACTAACGAAGATGGACAAAAGGTTCGTGTAGATGTAGATCAAGATTTAACAGAAAAAGAAGAAGAAGCTTTTGAATCAAATCACTATGCTAATTTAGCAGAAGAATTAGAAAATCAAGAAGTTTTAAATATTGGTAAATCTTTAATAAGAGCTTACGAAGATGATAAAGCTTCAAGAAAAGATTGGGAAGATCAATACTCTAAAGGTTTAAAAATGTTAGGAGTAGTTGTTGAAGATAGACAAGATCCTTTCCCGGGAGCTTCAGGTGTTCATCATCCATTAATGTCAGAGGCTGCAACTCAGTTTCAAGCAAGAGCTATTTCTGAAATGTTTCCAGCGGGTGGTCCTGTTAAAACTCAGATAATTGGAAAACAATCAGATAAAAAATTAGAACAAGCTCAACGTGTTCAAGACTTTATGAATTATCAAGTTACTAATCAGATTACAGATTATTTTAACGAACTAGATCAAATGTTATTTTATTTAGCATTAGCAGGTTCAGCATTTAAAAAAATATATTTTGATAATTCTTTAGATAGAATTTGTTCAAAATTTGTACCAGCAGACCAGTTTGTTATTTCATATGAAAATACAGATTTAGAAACTGCTGAAAGATATACGCAAGTAATGAAACTTACTACAAACGAAATTAAAAGAAGACAAGTAGAAGGATTTTATAGAGATGTACCTGTAACACAAAATCAAGGTGGTCAAAATTCTTCTGACTTAGTACAATCGACAATAGAAAAATTAGAAGGTATGTCAACTTCTATGTCAGATAAAATTCATACCATTTTAGAAATACATGCAGATATAGATTTAGGAGAAGATGAATCAGGTTTAGCTCTTCCATATATTGTAACTGTGGATTATGAATCAGGTCAAACTTTAGCTATTAGAAGAAATTGGAAAGAAGACGATCCATTAAAAAGAAAAAGAACTTATTTTATACATTATAAATATCTTCCTGGCTTAGGCTTCTACGGCTTTGGCCTTATTCAAATGATCGGCGGTTTGCAACACGCTAGTACAGGAGCACTTCGTGCTTTATTAGATTCAGCTGCCTTTGCTAATCTCAATGGTGGATTCAAAGCCAAAGGAGCTAGAATAGAAGGTGGAGATATTACAGTCTCACCTGGTGAATGGGTCGATGTTGAAGCATATGGCGATGATCTGCGAAAGAGTTTTATCCCTCTTCCTTTCAAAGAACCTTCGCCTACACTACTACAATTGTTAGGTGTTTTAACTGAGTCAGGGAGACGTTTTGCAAGTATAGCAGACGCTATGGTAGGTCAATCTGCTGGAAGTGGTCCAGTTGGTACAACTATTGCTTTGATAGAACAAGGCTCTAAAGTATTTTCTGCAATTCATAAAAGATTACATCAAGCTCAAGGTAGAGAATTTAAATTAATTTATGAATTAAATGGAGAATATCTAGATGATGAATATCCTTATGATGTAATAGGTGAAAGAAAAACAATTAGAAGAAAAGATTTTAATGATGCTGTAAATGTAGTGCCAGTAAGTGATCCTAATATATTTTCTCAAGCTCAAAGAATTGCATTAGCTCAAACTGGTTTACAACTAGCACAACAAGCACCAAATATTATTGATACTAAAGAAGCATATAGAAGATTTTTACAATCATTAAATATTCCTGATTATCAAGATTTAATAATTGAAGATGAAGAAACTCCAAGACGAGATCCGGTTTCTGAAAACATGTCTTTATTAAATGGTAAACCAATTAAAGTTTTTGAAGATCAAGATCACCAAGCTCATATTGCAGTACACCAACAATTTATGATGGATCCTAGATTTGGAGGAAACCCTCAAGCTAAAGAAGTTTTATATCCATTAATGATGGCTCACTTAGGTCAACACATGGCTTATTTATACCAACAACAAATGCAAGCTCAAGTACCTCAAGGTGTACCTACATCTTCAGGAGAAATTAACAAAGAATTAAGAGATGAAGACACAACAGAGATTTCAGTAGAACAAGAAAATAGAATTGCTGTTGCTGCAGCACAAGCAGCACAAGGTCTTATGGGAAGTATGCCACCAAATCCTGAACAACAAAAACAACAAATGGAAATGCAAAAAGACCAAGCTAGTTTACAATTAAAAGCAGAAGAGCTAAATATAAGAAAAGCTAGATTTGCTGAAGGAGTAAAAGATAAGGAAAGAACGCAAGCTAGAAAAGATGCTGAAACTAAAGCTAAGATAGTTGAAACAGCTTCAAGAGTTGCGAAAAGAAATGATTAATGGCAATTAAACCTGAAGAAATTAGAAAAGCTAAAAAGTTTTTAGAAAATAAAAATCTTTCAATATCAATTATTAAACCAAGATTATTTGCTCAAGCTTCTAATGAGCTTAATAAAAATTTTAATGAAACTTTAAAATTTATTAAAAATAAAATTTATGGAACGAATAGTAATAGCAATTAAAAAGAAAATTAAAGAGTATGACACAGATTTAGGTAAAAATTTGTTGTCAAGAAGTGTAGATAAAATTGAAGACTTTAAAAAAATACAAGGAATGTCTGAAGGATTAAACAAAGCATTAGAAATAATTGACGAAACTACTCAAAAATACAAGGAAGGAGATATAGATGATTAGTCAAGAAATATGGGCAACAGATAATGATGTGCCTACACCAGAAAAAATACCTCAACCAGTAGGTTATAGAATTTTAATTAGACCAAGAGGTGTAGTTGAAAAAACAAAAGGAGGAATTATTTTAACTGATACAAATAAAGAGCAACAAAGTTATTTAAATTCCGTAGGACAAGTTATTGCCATGGGACCAGAATGTTATGGTGATAGAAAAGCACCTTGGTGTAAAGTAGGAGATTGGGTTGTATTTGGAAGATACGCAGGTGCCAAAATTTCTGTACAAGGTGTAAAAATGGTGTTAATTAATGATGATGAGGTTATTGCTACACTAGAAAACCCTGAAGTAATAGCTCATCAATTATAATATACGTTAGCAAAACTAACGACAACATAGGAGACAACTATGATCGAAGAAAACAATAATGAGAAAGAACTAGAAATTAAGCTTGAAGAAGATGTATCTGAAAAAGAAATAGAGGTTCCTCAGAATCCTATTGATGCATTAGTTGAAAAAGCTGAAATCGAAGAAAAAGAGAAAGAAAATGATAAAACATTTGAAAATGAAAGAGATTTAAAACTTGAAGAAAAGAAAAAAGTCCCTGAATATTCAAATGAAATGCCATATTCTGAGAAAGTTCGTAAAAGAATTGCAAAAGAAGTGGCTAAAAGAGCAGAAGCAGAACAAAAAGCTGTTGAATTAGAGCAAAGATTAGCTGATCTAGAGAAAAAAACTTTTGATATAGCTAGTAAGAGCTTAAAAAACAACTACACAACTGTTTCTAGTGAACTTAAATCAGCAATTGAAGAAGGTAATACTGAAAAACAAGTAGAACTTTATGAAAAAATGGCTGATATAAGAGGACAAATGTCTAAAACAGAAGAACTATCTTCTGAAATACCTAAAGTTGAAAAAAAACAAGCACAAACTCCACCTTTAGCAGCAGATTGGGTTAAAGATAATCGAGAATGGTTTAATAAACCTGGTTTTAGAAAAGAAACTGCAATGGCGTATGGTATTGATGCAGAACTTACTGAAGAAGGTTGGGATGTTAATGATCCAGATTACTATATCGAAATGGATAAAAGATTAAAAACATCAGGCTTGTCTTATTTCAATAAAAGTCAAGAAGACGCTGTCCAAACAGACAAAAATGTGGTACAAAAAAACAACAGAGTGCAATCTCCTGTAGCTGGAGTTTCTCGTAAAAAAGGAACAGACAGTAATAGAGTTAAGCTAACTCAAGACGATATCAGAACCGCACAAACTTTCGGTATTGATATAAATGATGAAGCGGCACTAAAGCGGTTTGCTAAAGAAGTAAAAACTTTTAGCAACAATACGTGAAGGTAAAGGAGCACGACTATGAGTAATAAAATAAACAACGAAACTAGAGCTGAAAAAGCAAAGGTTTCACAATGGCGCCCTAGTAATTTATTGGAGGCTCCTGAAGCTAGACCTGGTTACAAACAGAGATGGATTGCAACTATGGTTTTAGGTCAGGAAACACCGACAAACGTAGCCAAACGATTGAGAGAAGGTTGGCAACCTCGTGATCCTAAAACGGTCAAAGATGCTGGTCACTATCCAACGATAGAACATGGTAAGTTTGCTGGTCATATAGGTATCGAAGGAATGCTACTCTGTGAAATGCCAGAAGAAATGGTAAATGAACGTAATATGTATTACGCTAAAATGACTGAGAATTTAATGCGATCGGTCGAACAAGATATCCATAGAGTTGAGCAACCCGGAAATCCTATTCAGAAGTCTTTCAAATCTGAAGTTACTAGAGGTGGTTTTAAAGAGTAACTATAAATAGGAGACTATAACTATGGCAAATGCTGACACACCTAATGGATTTATTCCATTAAGGCACTTAACAGGTGGAGTTATCAGACCTCAGGAATATCCTATTGCTAATAGCTACGGTACAACAATCGCATCTGGAGACTTAGTAACTATGACTACAGATGGTACAGTGATTAGAGGTACTGCTGGCGGAACAGCATTAGGTGTATTCTATGGAGTTGAATACATTGAGAACTCTACTGGTGATGTCAAATTTTCTAAAGTTTGGAATGCAAGTACAGCTGTAAAAGCAAATACTGCAGTAAAAGCTTTAGTATATGACGATCCAAATATAACGTACCAAGTACAATGTAATGGCACATTCGCAAACGCAAACGTTGGTGAATTGGCTAATGTTACAATTGGTACTGCAAACACTACTTTCGGTTATTCAACAGACGAGCTGGACATAGCAACTTTAGCTACAACAGCAAAAGTCTTGAGAATATTAAGATTAGTAGATAAACCAAACAACGATGTCGGAGCTGATGCACTTGTAGAAGTTGTAATTAACTTACACTTATACGGTACTCGTCAGGCTGGTGTCTAACCTTAACTAATAGGAGTTAAAAAATGGCTTTAAATAGAGCACTTTTTACCAAACAGCTCAATCTAGGTTTGAACACCGTGTTTGGTATGGAATATGATAGATATCCTGAACAATGGAGAGAAATCTATTCTACAGAGCAATCGCAAAAAGCTTTCGAAGAAGATGTACAAATGATCGGCTTCGGGGCTGCACCAACAAAAGCTGAAGGTGCTGCAATATCTTATGAATCTGGCAGAGAAGGATTTGTATCAAGATACGTACATGAAACTATCGCTTTAGCATTCTCAATTACTGAGGAAGCAGAAGAAGATGGTCTATATGGATCTTTAGGTGCAAAATATGCTAGAGCTTTAGCAAGATCAATGCAACACACTAAGGAAATTAAAGGTGCAAACATCTTAAACAATGCAACTAACACTGCACAATTAGGTGGTGACGGAGTAACTTTATTGAATGCTTCACACCCTCTAGGTGGCGGCGGTACTGCATCTAACATTTTAGCAACACCTGCTGATTTATCTGAAACGTCTTTAGAGACACTTTTAGTACAAATCTCAGAAGCTACAGATGATAGAGGTATACCTATCGCTTTAACTGGTCAAAAACTGATCGTTCCACCAAATTTAGTGTTCATAGCTGAAAGAATCCTTAAGTCTAATTTAAGACCAGGAACTGCAGACAATGACATTAATGCAATGAGAAATATGGGTATGATCCCGGGCGGAGTAGTCGTTAACCAAAGACTAACTGACACGGACCAATACTTCATTATGACTGATTGTCCAGATGGAATGAAACACTTTGTTAGAGCACCAATCAAAAAAGCTGTTGAAGGCGATTTTGAAACTGGTAACCTAAGATACAAAGTAAGAGAAAGATACTCTTTTGGTTTCACTGACTGGAGAGCCGTTTACGGATCTCAAGGCGCAGATTAATAATAATAAACT